TGGATGGGCACCTTGTTTTCCTCGCAATACCGGAACACGTCAGCGTGCGTCCAGTCGCGGATCGGAAAGAAGATGCTCGCTTGGCCAGGGTTCACGCGCGCCTCGATCCGGGTGCCGGCGTCGCCACCGTAGATCGGATCTGAGTCGCACAGCTTGTGACCGACAAGAAGCCCGTCCCACCCGGCAGAGATGCCTTTGTTCTTGGGTCGATTCAGAATGTCGAGAGAGCATGCCCACGGTTTTCCTGTCTGCGGCGGGGTGATGCCAGTCGGACAAGTCAACATCGTGTTGTCAAAAAAGTAGATGTTCTGGACTTCCAGTTCATCGCCGGACTGCTGGAACGATGTTTGCGTCGGGTGCCAGGTGTAAACTTCCAGTCCCCATTCTTCGATGATACGGTTCTGGAACGCATACTTCTTCGGTTGCCATTGCTCGCGGAAGAAAATCACAGGAACGCGGATGCCCACCTTGTTGTAGAGCAGGTCCAAAAGTGCCATGCTGTCCTTACCGCCACTCCACGCCAAAGCTGGCTTTCTTGAGTTGCACAAGAAAGACTCGATGATCTTGACGGAGTTTTTGATTTTCTGTTCCATTCAGATTAGTGCTACGGCAATCGCTCCTGCCACTCCAACGCCTGCCGACATAAGCGCTGCATCACCAGCGGCATCTGCCCCGGCGCGCGCGTTTTGCCCGTTCTTGTCGGTTGTGTATTTCGACATTCCAAGGTTGGCGCCGGCTTGCAGCATTCCGGCCCCTTGACCGGACATCGATGTGCCAGCTCCCAACACGCCAAGACCAGCTTCCTGCGCTCCGGTCTGGTTGGTGAGCAGCGGCAATCCATACTGCGTGTAGAATTGTCCCGTGTCGTAAAGGTCACCGCGGCTCTGGCGCGCTTCGCCGCGCACCGATTGTTGCGCACCCATTGCCCCTTGCGACAATGCCATGGCGCCAGCTTGCAAACCTTGGCGGCGGCCAAGAAACTCGGATTCGTAGCCGCTCGATAGACCGACCAGTCCGGTCTGCCCCTGCTGCGCCAGTTGCCCCATCCCTGCCGCTTCCGCGCGGCGAGCGGCAATGCTCGATTCCCTGTTCAGAATCTCGCTTGCCACACTGCCAGTGCTGCCGAGCATTCCGCGCGCTGCGAATGATTCACGGGCCGCTTGGTCAGCATCGCGCATCTGCTCGGGATTCAGTTGCCTTGCGCGAGCGTAGGCGTCCTCCGCTGCATTTTGCTGTAATGCCGTGATCCCTTGGTATCCTCGAACCGCTTTGTCGGCGATTGGACGTGAGCGATCAACGTAGTTGTTCGCCTGATTCATCGCTTTGGACGCCAACGCGGACTGCTGATCAAGCGCCCGATCCGTCATCCGGTAGGTATCGCTGGCGAGCTTGCTTGTGCGGGTGGCCGCTTTATCAAAAAGGTTGGTCGCCCTGGCAACTTCCGGTGAAAGCGATTGCAACGAGGTTCGTGTCAAATCCGCATTCCTGCCAAGTGCAAGCACCTGTCTGCGTTGCATCTCTTCGGTCGTCTGTTGCACCGATCGCTGAGAATCGCGCATCATGTCGATCAGCCCCTTGTTCGTGCCATCACCGTAAATTGCGGTGTTGGTTTCACCAAGGTTCATTCCCACGATGCCTTGCCCGGTAAGCTGCGCCGTTGGCAGTGCGTTTTTAACCGTGCTGGCAAGCCCGGCAATACCTCCTGTCAGGATTTGCTTTACCCCTTTGGAATCTTTTTGAGAATTTTTCAGAAACGCGTTCGACTGGAGATTGGTGACCCGCGCTCCAATCGCGGACGCTTGATCGCCTATCCTCGTGGCGAGATTTCCAAATCCCGCTTTCTCAAGATTCTGCGAATACTGGCGCAGTCCGGCGGACTGCATGTTGGTTGCATTGATCAACTTCGTTCCAAAGCTGCCAGCAGTTTTGCGCGCAGTGGCAATCTGCTTGTCAAACGTCATCTGCTTTGCCTTCCAATCAGGCGTGCCAATTTCAATCGCATCTTTTTGTGCGATCAGATCCTTGACCTTCGCCTGCGCTTTTTTCTGCGCTTCCTTGATCTCGGCAATACGCTTTTCAGCAGCAATAAGCGACTTCGGCTTGGAAGGCCTCTTGCGTTTGGGTGATTTTTTCGCGGCCATGATATTGTTCTAGGTTATGCGCTCGTTACGGCTTCCCATGCGGCACCGGTGTAGAAGTTGAGCTTGTTCGTGGTTGTGTTGAAAATAAGAAGTCCTTCCGCTGGCGAGGAAATCGCGTCGCGTTGTGCCGTGGTCAGCACGTTGAGGCGCAGTCCTTTGTCAGTTCCAGCAAGTGCAAGCGCGGCACTCGGCACGTCGGTGGTTTGGCCGATCAAAAGCCCCCCAGTTTCGGAAATCCGCATTTGCTCCGACAGCGAGGTTGATCCCGCTTCGTTGGTTTGAAACCGCAGCACCGTTCCCGTCTGTGACCCACTGAAGTTTTCGGCAGCAGAAGCAAAAATCTGTGCGGTGGTTTCGAAGCCCGTCCCGTCATGCCCAAGAAAACGCACCACCCCAAGGAAATCACCAGACTGCAATGCTGTAGGTGACGCCTTAGTGCCACGCGCTTGCTTCATTTCCATCACGCGAGGACTCGCAAAGGTGCCCGCGTAATTCACCCCGCTCAACCCTGGCGTATTTGCGCCAGTTGATTCGCTATTCTCCGCAATGATTGTTGTCGATTGGTCGGCAAACGTCAGCGTCACACTGCTCGTCCCGTTCCAAATCGGTGCACCAGTGGAGAGCTTGGCGTATGTGACCGCGCCATCGAGAATCTTCGCGGTAGTCACGCTGTTGCTTGCCAACTTTGCAGCGGTAATGCCGCCATCCTTGGCTTGCAACCTGCCGGAACCGTTCACTTCCAACGTCGAATCGTCAGTCGTGCCGGATGCGCCAGCAACAAACGTGGCAGAATCCACCAACGCGTTCAAGTTGGTCGATGTGACTTGCTGTGACGTGGAAAACGTCGTGCCTTTTGAGAGAATTGCCATGATCTTATTGGTGAGAAATTGTCTGTCTGTTCGTTACCGTTGCGTCCACTTTGACGCTTGTAATTTCCGGTCTCCCAATCGGAGTAGATCCTACTATTACACGGTTGATTGTCAAGTAACCGTAAGTTCCTCGCGGGTTGCCTAACCGGAATCGGAAGGTTGCCATCTCGTTCGCCGGAAGTTCTGAACCATCGAGCAAATCGGAGATCGTCGCCACCGATTCTCCGGAATCCGGATCTTCCGTGGAGAATGAGAAATCAAGATCCGTCACGTTCACCAGATTCGACTGAATCTGCGTCTGCGCACGGTGGAACTTTTTGCGTTCCAAGTTCTGCATGTTGTATCCGCGCGTCTGCATCTGGTAATCCACCGCAGTCGTGTCGCTCGTTCCCAGCGCGTCCAACGAATACACGTCCGTCGCGTTCTCGCGCGCATCGCTCAGGTGCAATCCGCCGACTTCATTGACCAGATACAATTCGTTGCGCTCTTCGGCGCTACCAATCAGCAAATCCAACACGTTGAACTCGCCGTCACCGTAGGTGTCCAGGCTTTCCCATGCCCCGTTGAGCATGTTGTAAATCAAAATCGAGTTGTTCCCTTGCGCGTCGTCCGCACCGGCAGTCGAATCCAACGGCACCGCCAAAAAATACCGGTTGTTGAAGTAAACACCCACGGAATCCGCCGCCAGCCCAGCGTTGATCCGGTCGATCAGCGGTTGAATCGACTTGGACAGTGGCTCTTGGAACCCGCGCAGGTTGTATTCATCTTGGAATTCCAACCCATACACGCCGTTGTCCGACAGGAAAAACACCTTGTTGCCTTGTCCGGCAATCGTTTTGCGCCCCAAGCACCCGACCTCGCGGGTAAGTTCGTGCACTACCGTGTCTCCCAAACCTCCCTGCGTCCCCTTCACCACGTGGATGCTGTTCCGGTTCAACACCATCAGGTAATCATTGAAGAATGGATACATCCCAACCAGGTAGTCGGCAATGCCGGCGGTGATCCGGAATTGGCTGTAGATCTGGTCATACGTGTCGCCATCGAGAATATCACTGGCCGCAATCTGATCGCGTTGATCCTTGTCGGTGTAGGTCGGCGCCGTTGCCGTGCCCGCCACATCATAGAAAAAGGGAACCCACAGACGGCGCTGAAAGTAAACCGCCCACGGAGGAGACGGCATGTGCATGAATCCGCCGGCAACCGAGAACCGGCCGCCGATCTGGATATACGCAGCACCACTACCGGAACCATACGTCACGTCCTCCACCGGTGCGTAGAAGTAAATGTTTGTCGAAGTCGCCGACGTGACTTGATACGATTTGCCCACCAACGCAGACAACCCAGTGATGTCCGTCCCATAAACCGTCACGAAATCATCGGCCTTGATCGTTGAATTCGATGACACCGTGACCCGCACCAACCCGCTCGAAACACCATACACGTTGCCTGCAATCAGGAATGTCTGCGGTTGCGTGTATGCTCCACCTGCAACCTTTGTGAATCCGTCAGGAACCATCAAGCCCGTCCCCGCCGTGTATGTCTCGTCGCCAGATCCGGTCGCAATGACGTAGGTGAAGTTGTCCGCATCCACCACCGTCGCCACCGCCTGCGCGCCATTCGGGTCTGCCGTGGTAGGGACCGCACTGAAACCGACCGCCGAGACGGTAATCCCGTCACCCGCCGTCAACCCGTGACCCCGGACCTGCATCGACACCACCCCCGTCGCTGACACGTAGGATGCGGAAACCACTGCCCTTCCTTTCGTCACCCATTCCAGCGTGCGCACACCATCACGGAAAAGGTAAATCTTGTCGAACGCTTGCAACAATTCACACCGGCCTGTCACCGTAGTTCCCGTAGGATACGGGATGCTCGTGATAGCGTAGTTCGACAATGCCACCTTCTTCGCCTCCGCCGATGTGGCCAAAATCGCACTCTCCGCAGAACTACTACTCGGATCAGAAAAAATACACGATCCCCACACACGCTCGACAGCATCATCGTAAAGATACGTCCAAACCTTCCCGTGTGTCGCGTCCGGTGACAACGCACCATCCGCACCCGTGCTGGCAAATGTCAGACTGTCCGCGTCGGTCACCGTCATCAAGTATGACCCACCCGCAATCCCGGGCAATGGCGCCGTCGCATTCCCTGGCGTGCCAAGTGTGAGATACGCCACCTCCGCCACCGTCAACCCGTGCGCGCTCGCCAAGTTGATCGTCACCACATTCGATGTGCGCGATGCGGTGGACACCGCAATCGATGAGTTCAACAGAAAGAATGGCAACCGCAGCGGGTTCCCGCTCGTCGTTAACGCGCCGGACTTGAGTTCAATCCCACGCCGGGCCTCCCACGATCCGTCAATGCGGCCGTTCTTCGACATCCCCAACAACCCCGGACCCAATTGGTCCAACGGGTCACGCAAATTCATCCCCACAAACTTCCCGTCGCCGTCGGTCAGAACAACGTCATCCAGACTGCCAGCACTTCGAAAATTGCTCATTTCTTTTAATCGTCAGTGGCTTCAAGGAAAAGCTGGGAAAGCATGTAGCAGAAAGGCTCTTCACTACCGGACGTAGGGCGAATCCCTACCGTGTCGAAGATACCGAAGACGACATGCGCTAGTTCGTGGGCGAGGGTAGCTGGAGTGGAATACCAGATCAGTGCCGTGTGGGGGTGATACCACGACGACTCTTGCAGGAACCTGCCCGCCTTGCCGCGCAAGTCCTCGTCCCGGCCGAATAGCTGTTTCGCCGCCAACTCAAACGCTTTCCGGTTTTTAGTTACAAACACCATGCCGGGGTAAGGGCGAAGCGGGATCTCCTTTAATCCGGTTCTGGTGAGCTTCTTTTTCATCACGCCATCTTGTAAAGAATCACCCGGCCAGAGGTAAGCGTCACCGCTGTAATCACCCCGCCGATCTCAGTCCCCGCCGGCAACGTGACCGAAACCAATTTCGTCGCCCCATCCGTCAAGTTCGACGTGAACGTGGCCAACACCGTGTCCTCAATCACCTTGAGCCATCGGTAATTCCCCGATGGCGCAGCATCCGTGCCACTCAGCACGACACCACCATCCAGCCCTTGTAATTGAAATACGTCTCTTGCCATATAGAAAATCAGGTTGTTTCAAGCAACCCACTACACCCGCGCGCGCGCATACTCAAGTAAATTAGTAAACATACTCAAGAAAGAATGCGGAGGGAGAACGGGGGGTGGAGCGGGGGAGCAGCGGCGGATACCCGGCGAACCGCGGCAGTGGTAGGTGAAACCCGTGGCAGCAGCAGAGGGACAGCAGGGGGGGGGCCGCTTGCAGATTTTTTGGGAGGGAGGTATTACGATAGGTAGAATCCGGGTCGATCCGCGCGCTGACCCCCTCCCCCCGGGGTGGCCTGGGTGGGGTTGAAAGTGTTTACAATGTCCCCACAAAATGCCGCTTTCCAGTCTCAATAAGGGATGATTACAAGCGGACCGCCAGAAAACCCTTATGCCATATAGGTTTTGAATTCCGCTTTATGCGTGTTGTAACAAGTTGTAGGTCGGGCGGGCCGGATCGAGCGCGCCGAGCGGGTAGCCGGCAGGCTCGCGCGTGCGTGGTTCCCAAGGTTGCCGATATGGGTCAAACCGGTTCCACCGCTGCTTGCCGCTTGACGCTGCTTCCTTGGGTTGGCTGGCAGGCCTTGGGTTGCATAGGTTGCCTTGGGTGGCACCGGTGCTGGCTACCTGGTCGGCCTTGTGTGCGCGCTTCGGGTGGCGGAGTTGGATACCGATTGGTATGTATTGCGGTATGCGATGCAATCTTTGACGAGGTATCTCCGGACATTGATGCCTTCCCATGGTCCGTAGGTGAAAGGGATACTCTCTTGAAGTTTTTGACGGTTTTTGGGGTTTACTGCCAAACCGACAAATTGGCATGCTTTCGATTCTGAGAAGGTTTCTGTTTCGGGAGAAACGAAAATCGGGTGAGGGGAGGTATAGTTATCGAGGGCTTGTTTGTATGCGATGCAGTCAGCGGGGGTGTATCTGCGGGAGCGGAACGGGGATTCCGGATCGATGGTGTGCGGGACGCTCGTCCTCAATTTTTCTCGGTTCCTGTTTTGCAGGGGGAGTCCGACAAGGGCTAGGGCTTGGCGTTCTGAGATGGTTTCGTTGATGGTAGTTGATGGGGATTGGATCATGGTTGTGATGCGTTTATTGCTGCGGGGTCTATAGGGGTTATGTTGCCGTGTTGCGAGTTTTCGTTTTTAGTTATCCCTGTCGGATTTCTATTATATATATACTTTTTAAAAGTATGCAGTACAAACATAACCCCGAACCACTCCGCAAAAGAGATGATGCGGGGTCTTGTTTTTATTTTTCACCCCCTTATATAAAACCGTTTGATTTTTGAGTGGGAATCAAAACCGCCCTCTTCCACCACGCCACGATTCATTTTGGCCAGCCTTGTGAGTGCCGCACCGCACGCACCGTGCCAGTGGAACAGCGAGCGCGCCTGGTCCCGAACGGGCGAGTGCATGTCCGTGAGTCGCGTTTCGATCTCGATGGCGGTGAATTCCCTCGGCAGGTCGTGCCAGATCCCGCGGTTATCCAGTGACGCGCTGAGCAGAGTTTCGAGTCGCATGGCTGGCGAGTTGGCATCCACGTTGGAAAGTAGCTCCGGATCGCGCCATGCGAGGATTCCGCTGCGCGTGTCGTGCAGTTCGGCGGGTGTCTGCCACTCGGCAAGCTGGTGGATGAATGCCGGCAGTTCGTTGTGGATCATCGTCTGGAGCGCCGTTTTTCCCGCTGGGGTCGATGTGTCCACCGGCAGCGTGAGTGGTGACACGTGCAGTAGGATGATCTTGTCGGCCATGTCGGCATCGATCGGCGGGATGATTTGCAGGGCTTCGGGCGTGTCGTTGCAGCACACAATGCATGCCCACACTGGCCGTACGCTCACACTCGACGAGTGCCGTTTCCTGAGTTGGACGATGTGCGGATACATGGCCTCCTTGAATGCCGCACCGAAGTTCCTGCGCGCCCGCAGGTCGGACGTGCCAGCGCAGTCATCGACTAGAAGCAGTTCAGCGCCGACCAGATCGTCATTCCAGAGCATTCCGCCGGCCCATGAATTGTATGGGTTTGCCGTGCGCCCACCGAGGCACTGGCTGGCAATCCACGCGATGAGCGACTTCCCGCTATTCACCTCGCCAGCCATAACTACCATGGGCGAGGGGATGTGGGTATGATCGCGGACAGCCCGGTATCGGCCGGACAGCCACGAAAGAAACACTTCGTATGGCGTGACATCAGGGAATGCGCTGGCAATCATGGAATTGATCAGGTCGCACTTTCCTGCCACCGGCCGAGGCAGTTGCGCTTCGGACAAGATCAAGATCGGCTTGTCGTCAATATCGCGCGTCAGCCCTTGCGGGTGTCCGGCGATGTTTCCGGACCACTGGATACCGCCATCGAGTTCGCGGGCGTTGATCGTGGCTTTGACGGCCGCGGCGAGTTGCTTGGCGTCGTCGTGGTCTTTCGACAGGTATCGGGCAAGTCCAGTGATCACCGGCCCGCGTTTGCTCTGGATGTGGTAGGAATTCCCGACCTTGATCAGATACCGACCGGCGGGGGCATCGTAGAAAATGTCCGCCGGGGCGTATTCGGTGGTAGTGGACCCGGCGGGCGGGTTGATCATGGCAGCCATGTCGGCTTCGATCTTCCACGAATTGTCCCGGGCGACGGAGAATGCCTTGTTGGCGGCGTCAACTACTTCGGTTGGTTGCAGCGCACGGCGCAGCGTGCCGTCGTAGGCCTGCAGCTTGGCCACGGTGGCTGATTCGGTCATGTCGTTGATCCGG